ACTATCACAAATAATATTTTTACAAGTTTTAATTTGTATATCTGTATATTTACCTCTAAGAATTTAGTCCGTTTAGATACATGTTCTACTCCGACAGCAAAAGAAGTTAAAAACATGGGATATTTTGCAAGTAATATACATGGCAATCGTATAGATGCTTTATGTGATTGCGTTGATAATATAATAAATGGTTCTAATAAAATTAAAGGTATTGGAGATGTGAAACCTTCTCCTAGAAATCATATGACCATATATATACCAAATTCTAAATACTATGGGAAATGCTTAAAATATAACATTTCTAATTATAATCCAGGTGGTAATGAATGTGGTAATTGATAAAGAGCAATTAGAACCTTATATTATATATGACAAATCAATTCGTTATGATGAAAAAATCACTTTATATCCAATCAAAATGAAAAACATTGTCGATTTTCAATTATTCCAAACCGCAATTACAGTAAGGAAAGATGCTATTTTTCAGGACAAAAAAGTTATAAAAATGGGATATTTTGAATTTATTAAATATGCAGCCTTGCATCCAGAAACAATATATAACAACGAATTACCATTATTACCATTTTTTTATTCAATTATTGTTCAAATGTTACCAATTATTTGTGGA